CTGGACAATGTTAGGTGACCTTGAATAATGTCATTACTATTTAAATTTATTTCTTCAAGAATAACAACTATGGTATCTACTGACTATCTTGTAGTCGGTGCTGGTGGTAACGGAAGCCGATTTGCAGGTAGTTCTAGTGGTGAATCTGGTGGTGGTGGTGGCGGTGGTCAAGTTGCTACTGGAACCTTATCTTTAGGTAAAGGAAATACTTACACTGTAACTGTTGGAGCAGCAGCAACAAGTCAAGGTGGCTCATCTGTTTTCTCATCGGTAACTGCTTATGGTGGAACACCTGGAAAATTATCTGGTGTCACTGATACACCTGTTTATTCAAACACAGGTTCAGGTGGTGGTGGAAGTCCAACTAATACAGGTGGAAATACTGGTGGTGTTGGTTCTGGTGCTGGTAACAACGGTGGCACTGCAACATCTACAGCAGGCGGTGGTGGCGGTGGTGCATCAGCAGTAGGTGCTAACGCTGCTAGCAGTACTGGTGGAAACGGCGGTGCTGGAACAGCAAGCAGCATCACTGGAACTTCTCTTCTTTACGGAGCAGGTGGCGGTGGTGGAGGAGTTACTGGTGGTACTGGTGGTTCTTCTATCGGTGGTAATGGTGCATCAGGTTCAACACCTGCTACTAGTCCAACAGCAAATACAGGTGCAGGTGGTGGAGGCGGAAGCACAACACAGGCATCTACAAATGGTGCTACTGGTGTAGTAATCGTTGCCTATCCAACATCTTTTGGACTTGCAACATCAACAACAGGTTCACCAACTCAGACCACTGCTGGAAGCAACTATGTTTACAAGTGGACAACAAGCGGTTCAATCACTCTTTAAGGAGCATAAATGCCAACACCAGGCGATGATATTACCGAGGCAATACCCTACGTACTTTCTAACCCGTCAACTGTTCTAGGCTATTCTCCTACAGCAGAAGCGTATGACATTTCAGTTAATGGATTACCCTTCTTTTTATCTACAAGCGATGAATTGCCTTACCGTCGTCAGACTGCTCAGTATCGTAAACAACAGATTGACCAAGCAAATGAGCCAGGAGAACAATCAATTACTGGTTGGTGGGTTCGCGCGCAGTCTTCTTTTCATCTTGGTGAAGGCATTCGATTCTTTGACCCTACTACTGGAGAAACAGTCCCCTATCGTTTTACAGATAGCAAGGGTGTAAATATTTGGGAAAAAGGACAAACAACTTTACTTAAATCCTGTACTTCTGGTCATGTTGTTACTGGTGCTATCAATGCTACAACTAATCGTCCTTTTCAAATACTTCGTTCTATTGAATGGAGTGGAATCAATGGGGTTCTTCTTCATGATGAATATGATGTAGATAAAGGCTTTTCTCCCATTACTGTATCTATCAGTAACAAGGCTTTAACTTCTAACGTAGCAACGCTGACTACAGCGGCAGCACATGGTTTATCTACTAATATGCAAATTGTAATTACTGGTGTGGACGCGACCTTCAATGGCGAGTACCGCATTACAGGTGTACCTACAACTACTACCTTTACCTATGCAAAGACTGCATCTAACGTAACATCAACTGCTGTATCTCCAGTAGGTACAGGTGTTGCCCAAATTATTCACTTTATTGATTACAATGCTGGTGCTGGTGTGTATCCAGTCTATGCAATGTGTGATGATGGAACATTTGCCTATTGGCTTACAAACGTTACAAGTGGTGGTAATACTAAACTAACAATGTTTAAGAAGCCCCTTACTGGTTCTGCTGCAAGCACTGCTGATGAAGTCAAGATGTTTGATGTTACAGGTTCTACTATTACTGATAACTCAACCATGGAATTTATCAAAGAACGTATTGTAGCCTGTATTGATAATAAAGTTTATGAGATTCCTACCAATGCAACAGCCTTAACTGGTGCAGGTGGTGGTCGACTTGTTTATACTCATACAACAACCACACATAGATACACAAGCATTACAGCATCTGGTCCTGCAATCTACATCTCTGGCTACAATGGCATTCAGTCAACTATCTCTAAGTTTACACTTGAGACAGCAACTGGGCAAATGCCAGCACTTACATCTGCATCAATCGCAGCAGAACTGCCAGTAGGTGAGATTGTCTACAAGATTTACTACTATCTTTCATATATGATTATTGGAACTAATAAGGGAATCCGTGTAGCGCAAGTTAATGACCAAGATGGTTCTATCATTTATGGTCCACTTATTGTAGAAACAACCCAACCTTGCTATGACTTTGCTGCTCGTTCTAATTATGTCTGGTGCGCAACTGGTATAGACGGTGAGCCAGGTGTAATAAGAATCAATCTATCCGAGCAAATTGAAACACTACGATTTGCCTACGCTAATGATGTTTATTTTCCAGGCGTAACAGCGCATCCAACAACTGCGTGTGCTTTTTCTGGTTCTACAAACCAAATGGTGTTCTGTACAGCCTATGCAAGTGCTAGCGATGGTGCTGTTTACTATGAAAGCCCTACTGTACTCATGTCAAGTGGCTACATCCAAACTGGTGCTATTCGTTACGGAACACTTGAGAACAAAGTTTTTAAGAATATCAAACCACGAATGGGAGCAAGTAATGGTGCTTTAACCATTAAGTCAATTGACGCTAATGGCACTGAGTATTCTATTGGTTACTTTGCAGAGGGTGAAACCATACCTGAGGTGGGTATCGCATATCCATTAGGTTCTCAGGAATATCTATCCTTTAAATTCGTATTTGAAAGATTAAGCACGGATTCAACCAAGGGTCCTACCTTTAAGGGTTATCAACTTAAATCTTTGCCCGCTATCCCTCGTCAGCGCGTTATCCAATATCCATTGGCTTGCTATGACCGTGAATCAGACACCTATGGTGTTCAGGTTGGCTATGAGGGTTGGGCATACTCAAAGTTAATTGAACTAGAAAACGTAGAAAATGCTGGAGATACTATTCGCGTAGTAGATTACAGAAACAACGAGTCCTATTTAGGAGTCATTGAAGAAATGCAATTCATTAACCGCACCCCATCAGATAAACGTTTCAGTGGATTTGGTGGCATACTGCTTCTGACAATCAGAGCCTTATAGGAGATATAAGTGACAACATCTAATTGGGCTGGACTAATCGTATCTATTATAGCAATCATATCAGCATTTGCTGGTTCTGTGCGCTGGCTAGTCAAGCATTATCTTTACGAACTCAAGCCTAATGGTGGTTCAAGTGTTAAAGATTCCGTTACAAGACTAGAAACAAAAGTAGAAATCCTTTATCAGATGATGTTAGCCAAGGGGAGAGATGAGTGACACCTGTAGCCAAGAAAGCCACACCTGCTGCAATTGCTGTGCTCCGTCAGGCGACGGCACTGCGACCAAAGCGGAAGAAGGCAAGCGATGGGTTGCTCCCATCTGCTGCTCACCTAAAACAGAATCCTGATTCAGACCACAACACAGGTTACGCAGTAGACATTACTCACGACCCAGCCTTTGGTATAGATTGCAAGATTGCATACGATAATCTCAAGTCAGACCCTAGGGTTAAGTACCTTATCTTCAAAGGACGTATCTGGACCCCTCAAAAGGGAGACCAGCCTTATTCAGGACCTAACCCTCATAACCATCACCTTCATATCTCTATCAAGGAAACCTCAGGTAAAGACACACGACCATGGTTCCCATGGCTAGGTGAAGTAAAGATTTTTAACAGTATAAAAGCAAAGGCAACACCACTCCCAAAGAAAAAGGAAAATAAATGAAAAAGTTCCTAACTAAGAAGCAAGAAGCAGCAATTAAGTCATACCTTCGCGCAATCCTAGCCTCAGCCATTGTCATGGGTATTGCCATGCTGACTGACCTAGCACCACAGTACGCTGTACTAATCGGTGCATTGGCTGCCCCATTGGCTAAATGGGCAGATAAGAATGACGCAGACTACGGACTAGGGTCTCAAGAATAGCCTTTTTAGGCCCCTAGCAGGCGATTTAAGACGATTAACCCCTCTACCTAAGGTATTTACCCTAGGCGGAGGGGTTTTTTGTCGTTTACCCACCCGTAGAATAGAATCCTGAACCGTTAAACTTGACTGGTACGGCGGTATAGACACGCCTCATAGGCTCCCCACAGGAGCACTCCCAAACATTATCTCTATCTTCCATCTCAACTTGCTTGTCCATGGTGGTACCACAGGCATCGCACTTGTATTCATAGGTAGGCATTAGTACTCCAAGCCTATGTACCAGAATCCTAGTTGTAAATCAAAAAAGTATCTGTTGATAGTAAATCCAATACCAAAGCCACATATCTTGCCACAAGAAAACCAAACCTTTTTGCCTATCTTCTTTTCCATTTGACCCCCCTAGATGAGGAACTTACTGTACCATAGAAGTGCGGGAAACCGTGGGGCGGAAACTTCAAATGACGGCGACGACAAATGTCTGATTCCAACTCCCTGAACCACCATTAATTTTTATGGGGGGTAGGGGGGCGTTTCTTAAAATCTGGTTCAGACAGCATTTAAGAAACCCGTATGGTACCGTCGCCGTATGACAAAATTTATAGATGCAAATACGTATTACTGGATAGCAGATGTCACTCACTTATGCTGTGATGAGGTTCAATTCAAGTATATCTGCAAGGCATGTGGCGAAACAATGGATTGTTACTACTGTGGATTCGACGCGTATGGTTCCCATGGCTGTGATACGGTACAACCATGAACGAATTACCTAAGCATATTTCCTATTCCAGTTTTACCACTTGGCAAGAGTGTGGCTGGAAGTACTATCTACAAAAAGTCGAAGGCGTTAAAGAAGCCCATGCAGTATGGTTTACTGGTGGCTCTGCAGTGCATAAGGCTACCGAGAACTATGACAACGCAGGTCAGATAACTCTTGACTCCGCATACCTTGATACAGTCTGGAATGATGCTTGGTTCAACCAAGTAAAAGAAGACGAAGAAATCAATGGTGACATGAACACTTGGCAGTTTGCTAAGAAAGAAGACATGTCATGGTGGTATGGCGAAGGTCGCTGGATGTTAGAGAACTGGGCTAAGTTCCGCATGAACGGCTGGTCAGTCTATGAAGACTTTGTTGAAAAAGAATATGAGATTGAGATTGATGACTCATCTGTAAAGATGGCCATTGACCGCGTGATGGTGGACTTCGAGGGGAATCGGGTGCTCCTCGACATCAAGACTGGTGCGTCATCCCAAAGGCATCCCTTACAACTCGCTGTCTATGCGTGGGCACTTGAGAAGCAAGGGGTCTCTGTCGACAAGGCAGGCTTCTGGGATGCACGTACTGGTTACGTTTCGTTATGGAGCCTAAATAATTTACACTCAGACCGAGTAGAAGATATACTCAACACCTTTGACAAGGCTCGAAAAGAAACAATCTTCCTACCTAACCTGTCTAACTGTGGTCGATGTGGAATCACATCATCCTGTAAGTTTGTTAATGGACACGTTAGTTAGCGATATAGTACCCATCATCCGTTCTTTAGATGAACAGATTGATGCATGGGACAATATAGGGTTCAAACTCGAACACGAAGAGGAGATAAACAAATGACTGGTAACTTCCAAGTCAGTAGCAAACTCAACGATGGACGAATATTCGTCGTTGCATCAGAGACCTATGCAGCATTCTGCGAGGCTCTCGAAAGTGCCGTAGGCATTGAGGAGTCACAAGAACTCCTTAAGCAGATGGCACAATCACTTGCAGGTGCTCCGCAGACTGCAGGACAAGCGATGGATAACCTACGGACTGCCTTTCCTACTGGACAGGTAGACCATACGGCTCATCCAACACAAACTTCTGGCAACACTCTAGGACCAGAGTCCAAGAAGTGTATCCATGGAGTAATGACAAAGCGACAAGGCGCAGGTGCAAAGGGACCTTGGAAGGGCTATATGTGCCCTACTCCAAAGGGAACTCCAGACCAATGCGAACCTGTATTCATCCGTCGCAATGATGCTGAGTGGAGTACATTCTAAGACATGAGAACACTTGCCCGTGCCGTAGGTAGCAAAGATATTGGTGGCGAACCGCTTCCAACGGTCTTTCGTACCTTTGATATTAACAAAATGGTTTTCCGTCGTTCGGAGATATCCATGATTGCAGGTACCCCTGGCGCGGGTAAGTCAACTCTTGCTTTAGCAATTGCACTTCGCGCAAAAGTACCGACACTTTACGTAAGTGCCGATACTAACGCACATACAATGGCTATGCGTTTGCTATCTATGATTACTGGTAAGACTCAGACTGATGCAGAACACATGCTTGAGTCTGATGTTGCCGATACTCGCAAGACAATTAACGAGAATGCAGGGCACATCTTCTGGTCTTTTGAGTCTAGTCCTACACTAGATGACCTAGACCAAGAGGTTGCTGCCTTTGAAGAACTATGGGGTTGCTCTCCAACTCTCATTGTTATTGATAACCTTATGGATATTGCTAACGATGGTGGAGAAGAGTTTGCCAACATGCGTTCAACATTAAAAGAGTTAAAGTACCTTGCAAGAGATACAAACGCAGCAGTCCTTGTATTGCACCATACTAAAGAATCATATACAGGCACACCATGTCAGCCACGCTCTGCTTTGCAGGGTATGGTTGCACAGTTACCTGCTCTTATCTGCACAGTTGGAACTGATGCTCCTGGGTTTATCGCAGTAGCACCAGTGAAAAACCGTTATGGTAAGGCAGACCCAACAGGCAATACTGCCTTTTGGTTGAACTTTAACCCCGAATACATGGATGTTTCTGACATCGCTGAGAGGTTAAAATGAGTTTCATCGACCCTATCGTACCCAATCCTGATTGGGGTAATCCGTTTCCAAACGTAGAACCCGATGAGTGGGAAGACGATGACGATGACTAAAGATATAAACCAACTAAAACCAGATTACACAAGGGCAATGGATATCCGTGGTGAGCCAACTACGGTATGTATCTGTGGATGTTACATTTGGAATCTCAAGGTATCCTTCGACCAAGATGGAACCATTGGGATGTATTTCAGAGATATGGAGTGTGTTGACTGTGGAACGCAGGCAACCGCACCAATTGAGGAGTAAGAATGAAACTAACAACATATGCTTGGATTATGGCTGTTGTAGTCTTTGTGGGAACCTTGCCTCACGCTGTGGGTGCGATGTTTTTGGAAAGACAGATAGCAATCAAAGAGAACTGCGCTAAACCAATCTTTGGTGTAGCGTCAATATCCGAGATGAAAAAAATGGCAAAATGGATTGCAAAAGGAAAAGTCCTAGAGCAATACAAGAGTACTAGAGAGTGGAAAGCATTGTTTACATTATGGAACAAAGAGTCTCGTTGGGATTATACCGCAGACAATCCACGCTCATCTGCTTATGGAATACCTCAGATACTAAACATGCCTGAGAATACTCCAATGGTTAAGCAAATTGATTTAGGTCTCAAATATATAAAGCACCGTTACGGTAGTCCATCAAAGGCATTAGCCTTTCATAACCAAAACGGCTGGTACTAATAATGGGTGGTCGCGCAGCAAAGGCTAAAGGTGCGGGAGCAGAGCGAGATGTAGTCAAATACCTCAAACAATGGTTTCCGTATGTAGACAGACGCCTTGCTGGCGCGACTCTCGATAAAGGTGACATTTCAGGTATTCCTGGTGTTACTATAGAGATAAAGAACCACGCTAAGATGGACTTAGCAGGCTGGACAGAAGAGTTGATAGTCGAGATGGCTAACGACAAGGCTTGGACAGGTGTGGTTGTGCACAAGAGGAAAGGGAAGGGGAACCCTGGAGACTGGTACGCAACCATGCCTGTGCAGGTGTGGGTGGACCTTTTACGAAAGGCTTTAGATAAATGAATGAAGATAACCCGAACATCACCGCGATACTAGAGCACTATGGTGCTACTGTTCCAACTCGTAAAGGTTGGGCAAAGATGAAGTGCCCGTTTCATAATGATTCACACGCATCATCAGCAGTCAATTTAGATTTAAATATATTTAAGTGTCATGGTTGTCAGTACAAAGGCAACGGATACAACATCATTAAGGACAAAGAGGGGGTAAGTTTTCGTGAAGCAATCAGTATCGCAGAAGGAATCCTTAACTCGCGCGGGGAAGTATTACCACAGCGCGTTGGCAGAGGCGGAAGAATATCTAGCGGAGCGAGGAATAACTTTAGAAGCGGCAACTCGCGCTCGATTGGGCGTCGTGCTAGAGCCCTTAACGGGTCATGAAGCATACATCAATCGCTTGGCGATTCCGTATCTTACGCGTTCGGGGGTGGTTGACATACGATTCCGCTCCATGGATTTGTCAGAACCAAAATACATGGGGATGGCTGGCGCGACAACGCATCTATATAATGTCGGTGCCTTCTTTAAAGCAACGTCATATATATGTATTTGCGAAGGTGAGATTGATACAATCACGCTTGATACTGTTTGCGGTATACCTGCGGTGGGAGTCCCAGGAGTCAACAACTGGAAGAAGCATTACACGCGCCTTCTCTCAGACTTTGACAAGGTATTCCTCTTTGCTGACGGGGATTCTGCTGGCTCTGACTTTGGTAAGTCTCTTTCTCGTGAACTGGGTAATCTTGTGGTAGTCAATATGCCAGATGGTGAAGATGTGAACAGCATGTATCTCAAGAATGGTGTAGAATATTTTCAACAAAAGATTGCGAGTGTACAATAATGTTGATACCAATGGATGGACACTTCGAGTGTTCAGAGTCTGGGTGTGATTTTGTTACCTGTGATTTGTTCGAGTTCATGGAGCATTGTGGTGTGGAATACTCATGGAATGTGCGCCTCAACAAGAGGTACTCATTTGATTTATTCCAGTTCCTAGATATTCTAAATGAAATCACCAATGTAGGTGACTTAGATGCTATCTATGACCATGTTCAGTCAGCGACTCTACTGCTCATAAACGCTAGCGGAGATGAACTTGAGGACTTTATTGAAGAAACTATTGTACAAGAGGAGATGTCGCATGTCATGGACGGTATCGAAAGGATGCTCAAAGAGAATGAATAAAGCAGAACTTAAAGAGTTGGTTTGGGAAGAACAGCCAGTAGACCAGTTTGACCTTGATGTCTATGAGATTGTTGATGAACTCTACAATCTGTTACTAAACAAGCATCTAGACTATGGTCCAAAGAATATCGCTGGGTCTCCTGGTGGTCCTCTCAATGGGCTACGTGTGCGTATGTGGGACAAGATTGCTCGCATCAATCACTTGATTGACAATGGTGCAGGTGCCAAGAATGAACCCCTTGAGGATTCATACAAAGACCTAGCCAACTATGCTATCATTGGACTAATGGTACTGAGAGGAAAGTGGCCACAAGAATGAAAATTTTCGGACCTTACAAAGGCAGTAAACAAAATGGTGGACGTCCTATCTACGTCTTCAAGAGAAAGAAGAAAAATGGCGAAGTGGTTACAACTTCTAGCAATAAGGCTAGAGTTGATTATGAAAAAGCCACAGGAAAAACCTTACCAACAGGAACAGAAGTTGACCACAAGAACAACAAAGGTCGAGCAGGAGATGACAGGATATCAAATCTCAGAACCATCTCCAAAAGCAAGAACGTAGGATTAGAAAACAAGCGTCGTGCTGTAAAGAAAACCGCCAAGAAAACCGCGAAGAAAGCAGCCAAAAAGAAATGAAAAATATCGTTTGCATATCAGACTTGCAGGTTCCATATCATGATGTCGAAGCCACCAAGGCAGTGGCAAAGTTTATCCAGTGGTATCAACCTGAGACAGTCGTCTCTTGTGGAGACGAGATGGATATGCAGACAATCAGTAAGTGGAGTAAGGGTACTGAGTTAGAGTTTGAGCGTTCTATTGGACGTGACAGAGACTTAACACGACAAGTGCTGTATGACTTAACAATTGAGCACATGGTACGCAGTAATCATACTGACCGCTTGTTTAACACAGTTGCTATGCGTGCACCAGGGTTACTTGGTCTACCAGAGTTGCAACTAGAAAACTTCTTAGGCTTAAATGAACTTGATATTAAGTATCACGCAGACCCTTATGAGTTAGCACCAGGATGGTTGCTGATGCATGGTGATGAGGGCAACGTACAGCCCACTGCAGGAGCCACAGCACTTGGTTTAGCCAAGCGTTCAGGCATGTCTGTAGTGTGTGGTCACACGCACCGCATGGGGCTAACACATCAGACTCAGACTTATCGTGGTGGCAAGCCTAGAACTGTATGGGGCATGGAACTTGGTAATCTTATGGATTATCGTAATGCTAAGTACATCAAGGCAGGACTATTCACATGGCAGCAGGGTTTTGGTATCTTGCATGTTGATGGTAAGAATGTTACACCACAATTAGTTCCAATCATCAATCAATCTTTCACGGTGGATGGTAAAACATTCAAGTGGTAGAAACAGAACAATACGAGAACATGGTAGGCTCAATTGCCTACGAGTTCTCACGTAAGTTTCACATGTGTGATGCTGATGATATCCGTCAAGAGTTGTGGATTTGGTTTCTCGAACATCCTAACAAGGTAAAGGTTTGGGAAGCATTAGATGGCAAGCAGTCTATTAAGTTGATTGCAAGGTCACTACGCAACGCTGCTAAAGATTACTGTCAGCGTGAGAAGGCACATGCGATTGGTTACAAGGTAGAAGATAACTATTACTATGACCGTGAAGTTGTTGAGTTGCTACTACCAGCAGTTATCCGTGGTGACTTAGTTGCACCATCTATGCTTGACCTTGGCTTTGTAGCCACCAAACAGGTTGCATCAGAAGGTGGTAACTGGTTTGCCATGATGGCTGACATTGAGCGTAGCCTGCGACGGCTGACTCAGGAACAGTTGAGTATCATCTATCTGCGTTTTGGTGATAATTGCGATAACGTTACCCTGGCAACAGAATTAGCCATCAGTGAAGATGCAGCACGTATGCGCGTCAATCGTGCATTAAACAATCTATTGAATTTCCTTGGTGGTTCCAGACCACGCAGGGAACGAGACTATACAGAACAGGAAATCAATGAGCGAGCAACGGGAACAGACACCAGTGGAGAAGATATTCGAGATGCTGGAGGAGAAGTTATCCGACAAGACTTGGACTGACACTCAAGAACCTGAGTTTATTAAAGGACTCGAAGGTATCAAGAACGTTATTCAAAACATCTCTACCAACATGTTTATCATGTTAGATTTGTTCCAACAATATACTGACGCTATCTATCAGTCACCTGTATTTAAGGATGTGGTTGGCGGGGAGAGTGAACAGAACGGCAAGGTCAATCCAACACAAACTCCTCCAACACCAGCCAATCGCGCTGAGAAGCGCGCTGCTGCGAAGTCAGGGTTAATTGTACCAGACAAGACATTGATAGTACCATGATTTGTACTAGATGCGTAGCAGGCGGTACTGCTAATTCAGTGGGTGATGTGGCGATTGCAATTCTGTTTCATGCAGAGTGTGAATACAAGGATTGTACCTGCCAGCATAAGACAGGTAAGTACATCAAAAAATAGGCATTAAAAAACCCCCCACGCTGGGTGCGTGAGGGGCGTGCCAACTGCCTTCCACAGAGTTGGCTATGTTAGGAATCCTAACGGGTGTTAGTAATCGCGTACTATGTTAGCAACAGTGATTACAGATTGTGCTTCCAATCGAAAGACAATGTAGTCAATGATACCTTGCTCGGTCATTGGCTCACTACCTGCTTCTTGGTCTGTGACAGTAAGTGAGAAGGTAAAACTAGTCATCTCCCCACATCCTATCAGGTTCACCGCAGTCATCCTCACTCATGAGGCAACCACAGTCTTCACATACTTCATCTTTATCGAGTGCTATGTCGTCATCTAGTGGTGGTTCATAACTCATGCTTGAACTCCCTACCTACTTCGTACTCTGAGCCGATAGCATCAACTGCTTTTGACAGTTCACGCATTAACTCGTTTCGTTGTTCTTCTGATAAGTGTCTTATCATGTCTTCTGTTACTTCTGCCTTCCATACTGTCCTTCTGTCTTCGCCTTTCATAGTTGCGCCTCTCTCGTTACGCACTTGCCAAATAACTGAGCAAGCATAGCCATGTTGCTTTTCCCTGTTTTAACCCAATCGGCAAATACTCTTTGGTATTCGTCTCCGACAGGATGATAAACAAGACAGGTACATTGACCAACTTTGGCAACGAAATCCTGTTGTTCTTTTATTTGACTATACATTGTTGTGCCTTCCTGTTAGGAATCCTAACATCATAGTGCTATCGCTAGGATTATCCCAACGACAAACAGGGTTGATAATGAAGTCCAAAGTATAAGGAGCAGTTGCTCGCCTACACTTTCAACGAAGTATTCTTGTTCATCCTTATACATTTTTCTCCATTTCATGTGGCACGCTATAAACAGCAGACTCATAGGTATCTGTCCAGTTGATAGGAGTCATACCTAAAGCCTTCTGCGTAGCGTGTCTTTCTAATCTGTCCATGCCACCCCAAATCCCAGTGAGATTAAAGTATTGTAAAGCATAATCTTTACACTCCTTCAATGCAGGGCAGGCAGAACAGATGTCGCGAGCAAGCGTAGCCTCAGGAGTGTGACTCCATTTACGACCACGACCTGCTAACTCTTGCGGATGCCACCAATCAGGATTGTAACCCTTGTCAGAGCACAATGCCTCATTGGTGAACATTGGTATGTGATTATCAAACATCCATGTCACCTGCGTTAGGAATCCTAACAAGTGCTAGTTTATCCCAAGCACAGGTTCCACAGTAGTTGCGCTCTGCTAGGTCGTGTGCCTCGACAACTAAGTCGAGGTCACACTTCCAGCATCGCGTATTTTTATAGGTCATGCGTGACCTTCCATTGGTAGTTGTTGAGCAAGTCCTGCATAGTGCTTGGCTCGCACCATGAGTCTTGCATGTTCGGTTGTATCTCCCTGCTTGAGTGCTTGTTCGGCATCATGCAGGAATAGTTCAGCGCGTACACCATAGTAGTACGGAGTAGGCGGTACAGGGATGTGCTTAGGTTGATTACTCACCAGCCCCACGCCCCTTGTGAATCAGCGTTCCACCAGTTGCCACCCTTGCTAGAGTTGCTACCTTGATAGCATAAGCAATCGGTCTTGTAGATTTTACAGCCCCAGCAACTACCACAGGTAGGGCAGAAGTCCATAGCAGTTGGGTCAAGAGGCTCGGCAAGTAACACAGTATCGCACACTTCGCACTCAGCATAGAACTCCTCATCCTCAATGAGTCCCATGTTTCGAGGCGAAACTGAGTGCCATGTGTTGCTGTAAGTAGGCAGGTAGCAGGAGTCGTTAGACCACCACACACCCGAAGCATCTGCCTTGCCTTTGTTCTCGTGAATAAGGTAGCACTGATGCTTAGCGCGTGGGTCTACTGTTAGGATAGCAACCTTAGAACCTGAGGTGAAATCCTCCATTAGATTGAACACTTGGTCGTTATCTAGTGAGGCTACGCCACCAATAGCAGGTAGTAAGTCCTCAGCAAAGATACGAGTATCGCTACGCAAGTCTCCATGCGGTTCGACAATAGGCAGGATGCCATTGTGTGCTAGGTAGGTACGCTCATCATGACCTACCTTGAAAGGGTGACAGTTATCTACTGTCGTTGAGCCATGAGTGGCTAGTCGTGCGTGCCACATAGCGTACCCCTCAGGATACTTTGCACGCATCTCTAAGAAGCGGTTGATAGAAGTGTCTGCGTTCATAGTACGCTCACTATGGATGCGGTTCTCACTAGGTACTACGATAGCGAAACCAAATCCGTGTGGATTGTTGAGCGCAGAGTTTTCTAACTTCTCACGAGACGGAATTACATTGGGTGGAATTACACATAACATACACATTGGCTTACTCTTTTCTGTTAGGAATCCTAACGGTTAGTTTTCATAAGGGGTTGAGTCAGAAGCGAACGATTCGCTCATGATTAGTGCAAGGTTGGGATAAGTCTCAAGGTTCTCTGATACATACGCGGTAAAGCGTAGCCATGAGAGTGCTTGATTCTTGGATGTAACCTTGAGGTTACGAGTGTATTCAACGGATGCAGTAACGAACTCAAGTGCAGACAGCACCCGTTCCTTACGCAGTGAACCCTTGAACACGCGCACTTCTAGCGTGGCATCATTCTCGGTGTTGATAGCCGAGTATCTGCCGTCCGATTGGTTGCCGTACTTGAGTTTGGCTACCAGTTTGCCCTTGTCACCAAAGGTTGCATAGTTATTATTGCTACGCCCAGCGATACGCTCAACCTGTCGTTGGTTGTCGTAGATAAGTTTCATGAATCGTAACTCATGAGACTGCTTACGCAGGATAAGTTGGTCGCGGTCTACCCTGTTCCATGCAGGTACGCCTTCACCGAAAGCGGTACGAGACACATGAACATGAAGCCCACAGGTATCGGTGTTCCATGAACGGAAACCTCCACGCTTTAACTTAGAGATGAACTCCCAGTTAAAGTCAGTTTGATAGGCTTCTAGCGTGTGAGGATGTGTGACTATCTCGAATCCGTCAGAGAGCGAGCCGTCATCCTTCATGTAAGCATGAGAGCCTAGCGTGTCTTGTGCTATCTCAGCACCAGCGTAGCGCGACTCATTACGAGCCTCGACCTCTAACTCAAAGCCGAGATAGTATTGACCTTTGCCAAAGAAGTACGGGCTAGGTCGGTACGAGTAACTGTGGATAGTGCCGTTATCCTCGCCCTCTGAACAGTCGTGTCCGTTACCGTCCCAGTATTGCTCGTTACAGTCATCACACTCATAGACATAGTTGTCGTGACAGTTTTGACAGTAGAGCGAGTCATTGAACCATGAACAGTTATCTCGGTGAGTGATGTCGTCACATGAGGGGCAAGCGACATAGTTATGACTTCCACCATTCTCCGTATAGTATTCTGATGCACAGAACTCACAGCGTAGGTCTCCTTCTATCTGAGTGAAACAAGCAAAGCCCGCAGTGCTAATCATGCTACGCCAATCGGTGTAGCGAGTAGTTACATAGACGAAATCGCAATCTACGCAACCGTTGGAGTTGGGAGAGTCGGTAGTGCAGTTACGGTGAACTACTAACTCTGTCTCCCTATCATCTAGGTATGCAGTTACGAACTGCCATAACTGTCTCTCTTGACCTTCCACGACATGCTCAGGACGACCACAAGCCTTGCAGTTTGGAGTCGTATCCATGTTAGGAACCCTAACAGGAGTCTCCTCGAAGCCGTAGCGACTATGACAATCGCTACAACGCTCTGACTGCTCTGCGCCTTCGCCAGAGGATACGAATAGGTGGTTAGGCATGTTGCAACGAGCGCAGATGCCTATACCTGTATAACCGAATGACATGATTACTTACTTGCCTGACGCTTGAGGTCAAGGTAAGCAGCGCGGTACTCCTGAACGGAGCGAGTGAGCCGAGCATTAGCAACGGCTGATGTGATTACGAGTGTTACAGATACTACTAGCGCAATCATGACGGCTAGTAGGTCGAGTGTTGTAAGAAACATTTGGAACCTTTCGAGTAACCCGTTAGGAATCCTAACAGGATAAGCAGACAGAGTTGTTCGCTTATGTCTCAATTATAGATTATCCACAGGTGAGAGTCAAATAGCCCTACCCCTATTATTCGCGGAACGACAACGGCTGGAGCCGTATCCTATCCAACACAAACTACGCAACGGCTAAAGTTGTCTCACGAGCCAATCCAACACAAACTAACCGACACAAACCCAACACAAACAAAAAACTTTTTTCGCGCGCCCTGTGCGCGGACATGCGAAAGCCCGCCCCCGCGATTAAGCGAGGACGGGCTGACTTCGCGCGAGGCTTAGGCGATAGCCTTACCTGCTGGATGGTTCGCAGACTTCGCAACCTTCGCAAGAGATGTGAGACGCTTTGCGACTTTCTCGGCGAGAATAATCTCATCCGCGCTAAGGCTGATGTCCTCGGCTGAGTCGAGACGATTAGAAAAGAACTTCAACGCCATACCGATAGTGACCACACCTGCAATAGTGTCAGGGATGACCAACTCACCAGCCATAACCTCAACGCCCACAGATGCGCCCTTCTTTGGAGCCTTTGCGCGTGTGCTTGGAGCGCGCTTTGCCTTCTTTACTTCCTCGGCTTTGCGTGTTGCTTTCACGAACTCCGCCCATGATGTCGCACGCTTGGCAATCTCGCGCGCACCCTCGGCACCTGCTGAACGCTGGCAAACCGCGACTTCCTTCATGAACTCGGAAACCTCGACACCTTGAGCCCACTTTGAGCCCTGCAAAACTTCACCAGCGAAACCGAAATAATTTGCATACGCTGGACGAATTGCAGAAATCGCGCCCGACTTCTTGCCTTCCTCAAGGGTCGCGTTCAGGTCGCGCGCAGGTTGGTTGGCGTTCTTAATGATGAACGCGCGGATGGCTGACTGCTGACCTTCTACGAGTGACTGGTACTGCTTAAGAACTGCTGGAATTACTTTGCCCTGCTTGGTTGTTGCTGACATTTTTTTATCCGTTCCAGTGGCGAGACGTTCGCTCATCCACTAAGAGAATCTTCCCACACATGGCAGTCAAAAGCAAACAGGCGCAAGCCCTAATTTTCCAGCCCGTTAGGAACCCTAACAAGCAAGCCAAGCAAGCCCGAAGGGATACCCCTCAGAAGCCACAGGAAGCCCCTAGAAGCCCGAAGCCCAGACCCCCGAGCAGACAGTCACCCGACACAAACCGCACGCCTTATCGGAAACCCTAAAAAATCGCGCGCTCGCGACCTA